CCGTATGTCAACAAGGCTACGTTCGCCTTGAAGGTTGTCAAAATGTCACAGGACATCTTCCCATCACGGAACTCTCTCTCATAGAGCTTCATGTAACAATACCGCATATACAACGCGTTGACAATGCAGTTCACAATGACAGTGAGGGGATGACCCGATGGGTTCGAGCCGTTGAACATGACCAAATCTCCGTTCATGTTGACAACAGGGAAAGCAATGTCTTCAGCCATGGCATAAACAGGTAAAACCTCTTCCTGACTCCAGCCACATGCCTCAAGAATCCGAGCAATAACATCAAATGCTGCGAGAATCCATTCCGCCAACATCTTCTTATCGAATTTACCGTAATCTCCTGCAATCAACTGATCGTTGCCGAACTGGGTTAGGTACCCATGGAAGTTGGTCCATTCTCGCGACTGACAAACCGTTCCAGGCGCACCCTCAAAAACAAATGGGTTCTCCTGGAAAACCTTGACAAAAGGAAGTAAATACGCTCGAATGACAATGGCCAAATCTGTGGGACACGCCGTAAAGATGCGGATCTTACCGGCCTTCAGCTTAGCCAAAGCGCGAGCTTCATCCTTTTGCTGACCACTGAATACTGAACAAGTGCGAAATCCGTTCTCAAATTCCAGCATGATCTGCTTCACGCGCTCCAGTGTGATGTCATCGAACATCTTTCCTTCTGGAGCTGTCTCTGACGGATCAGGGTACAAGTGGTACTTCTTGGAATGGTTGTACGGTTCGCCCATAGACGTGTTGAAGTTCATCTTATCGATGTACTTCACTCCCGCAATACCGTTGATCGCATCATACACAGAAAGCTTCTGCATATTCCTCTTATCTTCCTCCGATAAGTATGCCATGACATCATTTACATACGCAGAAACGCATGCGTCAATATCACTGTTGCTAACAACATGTTGCTGGTTACACGTATCCAGGTACGCATGCCGCCAAGGTTGCCAACCACCAAGCTCGGGTGCCCCAACATCCAAAGTCCATCCCCGATCGTGACTTATCTCCTCAGAGAGGAATGTGGGTCGGACACGGGTTCGAGGTCGCAAGTGTGCCCCTTGAAAAGAGCCGAAGACACTCAACGTTCCTTTCTCTAGATACCTCACAGGTGATTTATGGTGCAACGCACCCAAGACCTTGGAAGTACCAGGAGCATTCAGTCGTGGTGGTGCTGCCTGAATCAGGGGTCTGACAAAGCGTTTGCGAGCTGCTTCAACATCATCGGCTGTCAAAGGGCAACTAAATCCGTAACGGAAGGTGCCGCCCATATAGTGGAGACCCAAAA